GTCTTTTTTCGCGCGCGCAGGTTTCAGGGGTGGGGGGGGTATCGTGAACGAGCCGCTGCAGGTACGGTATGTGCCGCTTGGTTCATTGCGGCCCTACGAGCGGAATGCCCGCGAGCACTCCGAAGCCCAAGTTGCGCAGATCGCTGCGAGCATTGAACGCTTCGGATTCAACGCGCCGATCCTGGTGGACGACAGCGGCGAGATCATTGCCGGCCACGGCCGCGCGCTGGCTGCCGCCAAGCTCGGCATCGGTGAAGTGCCGTGCATTTACCTGCCCCATCTCACGCCGCAGCAGAAGCGCGCATACGTGCTGGCTGACAACAAGCTGGCGCTCAACTCCGCATGGGATGCCGACCTGCTGTCGATGGAGCTCAGCGCGCTGCAGGACGACGGCTTCGACTTGGCCTTAGCGGGCTTCGATGACCTGGATCTGGCGCGCATGATCCGCAGCCAGGGCTCGAGCGGCTGCACCGACCCCGATGAAGCGCCGGTATTGCCATCTGCGCCGTTCTCCCAGCTGGGCGACATCTGGCAGCTTGGCGCACACCGCGTCATGTGCGGCGACAGCACCCGACCCGAGCAGCTCAAGCAACTGGTGGACGGGCAGCTCGTTGACCTCTTCCTGACCGACCCACCCTACAACGTCGCCTATGAAGGCAAGACGAAGGCTGCCCTCACCATCAAGAACGACTCGATGGCCGACGACAGCTTCCGCCAGTTCCTGCGGGATGCCTTCGCCGCTGCAGACGCCGTCATGAAGCCCGGCGCCGTCTTCTACATCTGGCACGCCGATCTCGAAGGCTTCAACTTCCGCGCCGCCTGCCGCGACGTTGGCTGGCAGGTTCGGCAGAACCTCATCTGGCAAAAAGACAGCCTGGTGCTGGGCCGCCAGGACTACCAATCGCAGCACGAGCCCTGCCTCTACGGCTGGAAGGAAGGCGCAGCGCACCTCTGGGCAAGCGACCGCAAGCAAACCACGCTGCTGAAGTTTGACCGGCCCAAGCGCAACGCCGAGCACCCCACCATGAAGCCGGTCGAGCTCGTCGCCTATCAGCTGCTCAACAGCACAAGGGGGGGGGGCATCGTGCTGGACTCGTTCGGCGGCAGCGGCACCACCCTCATCGCCGCTCAGCAGCACGGCCGGGTCGCCCGCATCATGGAGCTCGACCCTTGCTACGTGGATGTCATCGTGCGGCGCTGGCAGGCCTACACCGGCCAGGCTGCTCAGCGCCTGTCGGACGGCGCCTGCATGCCCATGGAGGCGGCTGACTGACATGGGCGCACGCGGGCCTCAACCCAAGCCGGTGGAGCTCAAGCTCCTGCAGGGCAATCCCGGCAACCGGCCTCTGAACCTCGACCAGCTATTCCGCCCCGAGGTCGGCCTGCCCGACGCGCCGCGGTGGCTGTCGAAGGAAGCCCGCGCCGCCTGGAAGCGGCTGAGCGCCGAGCTGCTGCGCTACAACTTGCTGAGCAAGATCGACCGCGACGCCTTCGCCATGCTCTGCCAGACCATCGGCCGTCTGGAACTAATCGAACGCTCTCTGGCTGGCCGCCAGAAGATCCTGTTGGACGCAGGCAAAGACCCGTCCCTGGCCTTGATGGACAAGACCCCCAACGGCCTGGTCATCCAGTCTGCGCTGTACCAAGTGCTCAACCGCGAGCAAGCCAAGCTCCACGGCCTCCTCAAGTCCTTCGGCCTGCGGCCCGACGCCCGCACCGCCGTCACCGCCGCCGTGCGCGCCCAGCTCACCCTCTTCAGTGGCGAGCAGCAACCCGCGCAGCCTGACCCCCTGGAGCCTCGCGGCTTCGCCGACTTCACCTGATGGACACCCCCACCACCGAGGCCCCGCTCACCGCGCCGGCCTCGGCTGCGGCATGGGCGGCGTCCGCGCCCAGCGGCAACCTCTACTTCGACCGCATGCTGGCCTACGCCCAGCGCGTCGTCACCGGCCAGGAAGTCGCCGGCGAGCTGGAGCGCCTCGCCTGCGAGCGCCTCTTCCACGACCTCGCCCGCGAAGGCACCGACGACTTCCCCTATGTGCTCGACCGCACCGCCGGCGCCCGCGCCTGCCGCTTCGTCGAGCTCCTGCCGCACATCAAGGGCGAGTGGGCCAAGCCCGTCTATGTCGACGGCGTCTTCACCTACGCCACCCTCCACCTCGAAGGCTGGCAGGTCTTTGCTGAATTCCAGCTCTTCGGCTGGAAGCACCGCACCACCGGCCTGCGCCGCTTCCGCCGCAGCTACGAAGAAGTCGCCCGCAAGAACGCCAAGAGCACCAAGGCCGCCGGCCGCGCCCTCTACATGCTCACCGCCGACGGCGAACCCGGCGCCCACTGCTACAGCGCCGCCACCACCGGCGAACAGGCCCGCGAAGTCTTCGACGTCGCTCGCCACATGGCCCTGCGCAAGCCCGACTTCCTGTCGCGCTTCGGCGTCGAAGTCGGCAAGCACGACATCACCCTGCCCACCGCCGCCAGCAGCTTCAAGCCCTTGAACGCGGAAGGCAGCACCCTCGACGGCCTCAACATCCACTTCAGCGTCGTCGACGAAGTCCACGCCCACAAAACCCGCGCCGTCTGGGACGTGCTCGACAGCGCCACCGGCGCCCGCGCCCAGCCCCTCATCAGCGCCATCACCACCGCCGGCTCCGACCGCTCCGGCATCTGCTACGAGCTGCGCGACTACACCATCAAAGTCCTCAAGCGCACCGTCGTCGACGAAAGCTGGTTCGGCGTCGTCTACACCATCGACGACGGCGACATCTGGCACGACCCCAGCGTCTGGCGCAAAGCCAACCCCAACCTGGGCATCAGCGTCAAGATGGACGACATGGAGGCCGCCTGCAAGCGCGCCCTCGCCCAGCCCAGCGCCGCCGGCAACTTCCTCACCAAGCGCCTCAACGTCTGGATCAGCAGCAGCAGCGCCTGGATGAACATGCAGGCCTGGCAGCACACCGCCGGCACCCTCACCCTGGCCGACTTCCTCGGCGAGCCCTGCTGGATCGGCATGGATCTCGCCGAGAAGCACGACTTCGCCGCCCTCGTCCTCGTCTTCAAACGCGGCGACCACTGGCACTTCTTCCCCCGCCTCTACCTCAACGAAGCCGCCGTCGAGCAAAGCGGCAACGCCCACCTGCAAGGCTGGGCCCGCGCCGGCCACGTCGTCATGACCGACGGCAACATCACCGACTTCGATGTGGTGGCCGACGACCTGCGCCGCTACTGCGCCGACTACCAGGTGCAGGAAATCCCCTTCGACCCGGCCTTGTCCCGCTACTTCGCCACCAAGCTGCTGGAAGAAGGCCTGCCCCTCGTCGAATGCCGCCAGGCCCCCATGCTGTTCACGCAGCCCCTCATCCAGGTCGAGAACCTCGTGCTGGAGAAAAAACTCCACACCGACGGCAACCCCGTCTTCACCTGGATGATGAGCAACGTCGAAGTCAGCACCAGCAAGTTCAACGGCCTCAAGCACCCCACCAAGGCGCGCGCCGAAAACAAGATCGACGGCCCCATCGCCCTCCTCATGGCGCTGGGCCGCGCCCTGCAGGCCCAGCCCGAGCCCGCCCTCGACGACTTCCTCAGCGCCCCGCTGGTCGCCTGACCCCGCCATGAAATTCACCACCACGCCATCCGACTGGATGACGCTCCCGGAGGGCTGGGCGGGCAGTGCCGGCGGCGCCCTGGCCGAGCGGCCTGGCAAGCAGCTTGTGCAGCCGTCTGCACAGATCGTGCAGGACACCGTCCGCCACGGCCCCGACGCCGCCCTGCAGCTCTCCACCGTCTGGCGCTGCGTCGACCTGCGCGCCAGCCTCCTCGCCAGCCTCCCCTTCTTCACCTACCGCAACCTGGGCGGTGGCAAGCGCGACCTCGCCCGCGGCACCCGCCTTTTCGACCTCCTGCACGGCAGCCCCAACCGGCGCATGACGCCCTACGAATGCTGGCAGGCCCTCATCCTCAACCTCGACCTGCGCGGCCGCGCCTACGCCCGCATCGACCGCGCCCCTGACGGCGAAGCCCTCGCCCTCTGGCCCATGCCCTCCGACCAGGTCGAAAGCTTCGTCCTGCCCGACGGCAGCATGGCCTACGCCTACCGCATCGGCGCCGATGTCGCCGTCCTCGCCGAGCAGAACGTCTTGCACCTCAAGGGCCTCGGCAACGGCACCGAAGGCCTGGCCAAGCTCGAATTCATGCGCGCCACCGTGCACGAAGCCGCTGCCGCCCAAGGCGCCGCCTCGCGCCTCTTCACCAACGGCGGCAAGCCCACCGGCGTCCTCATGATCGACCAGGTGCTCAAGCCCGACCAGCGCACCGCCGTCAAAGAGCGCTTCGCCGAAATGCAGTCCGGCTCCTTCGCCCGCCTCTTCGTGCTCGAAGCCAACATGAAGTACCAGCAGCTCAGCCTCAGCCCTGAGCAGCAAGAGCTGCTGGAGACCCGCCGCTACGGCGTCGAAGAGCTCTGCCGCTGGTACGGCGTGCCCCCCGTGCTGGTAGGTCACAGCAACGTCACCACCTGGGGCAGCGGCGTCGAGCAGATCCTCGACGGCTTCTACAAGCTCACCATGCGCCCCCTGCTCGTCAACATCGAGCAGGCCGTCACCAAGCGCGTCCTCACCCCGCGCCAGCGCGCCGAGCTCAGCGTCGAATTCAGCTTCGACGCCCTCTACCGCGCCAGCACCAAAGACCGCATCGGCCTCTACGCCACCGCCGTCCAAAACGGCCTCAAGACCCGCAACGAGTGCCGCCAGCTGGAGAACGACCCGCCCCTGCCGGGCGGCGACCAGCTCACCGTCCAGTCCAACCTCGTGCCCCTCGGCCTGCTCGGCCGCCTCGAATCCCCCGGAGCCCGCCATGTACCTGCGCAAGAACCTGCAGCTCAGTGAGGTCTGCCTCAAGATGGCAGGCGACGACGCCTGGACGTTCGAAGGCTACGCCAGCGTCTTCGGTGGCGTCGATGCCCACCAGGACACCATCGTCGCCGGCGCCTACGACTACACCCTGCGCACCAACGGCCAGCCCAAGCTCTACCTGGAGCACATCTGGGCCAACCCCTTCGTCGGCGGCAGCCAGGCCTTGCCCATCGGCAAGTGCTCCTGCAAGGAAGACGACCACGGCCTCTACCTGCGCGGCGAGCTCACCCAGGGCATGTCCGTCAGCACCGACGTTCGCGCCGCCATGAAGCACGGCACCATCGACGGCCTCAGCGTCGGCGGCTTCGTCAAGAAAGGCGACTACGACGAAACCGAATCCGGCCGCGTCATCCGCCGCTGGACGAAGCTCATCGAAGTCAGCGTCGTCGCCATGCCCGCCGACGGCAAGGCCCGCATCGACACCGGCACCGTCAAGCACGCCACTGACCTGGCGGAAGCCATCGCCGACATCGAATCCATCCGAGACCTGGAGCGCTTCCTGCGGGATGCAGGCAACTTCAGCAAAGGGGCCTCCACCGCGCTGGTGGCCCGCGTCAAGCAAGTCCTGGGCGTCGTGGGGGATCCCGCGCCCGCCGGCCTTGAGGCGAAGCAGCTCCAGCAGCTGCAAGAGCGCCTGACCCGCATGGGCCAGTCCATCCAACCCTGACCACCCCACCACCGCAAAGGAACCCCACCGTGCAACACGACATCCGCTACTTCTTCCGCACCCCCCTGCGTGCGACCCTCTGGCTCGCCCTGCTCGCCATCGGCGCCGCCATCTCCTACACCCTCTTCGGCCCCACGCCTGAAGCCGCAGTCTTCCTGCTCGCCGAAGGCGCCGGCGCCGTCGAATTCACCAAGGTCATGCAAGCCATCGACGCCCTCGAAGGCAAGCTCAAGACCTGGGACGACAAAGCCGCCGGCGAAATGAAGACCCTCGGCAAGGTCAGTGAAGACACCAAGACCGCCGTCGAGAACCTGGGCAAGACCCAGCGCGAACTTGCCGACCGCCTGCAGCAGCTCGAGCAAAAGGGCCTCACCCCGCCTGCCGACACCAAGGCCGACGAGACCTGGGGCGCCCAGTTCATCAAGTCCGGCGGCGCAGGCCTCGAAGACTTCCGCGGCCTGCGCTCCAAGCACTTCGGCATCACGCTGAAGAACACCGTCACCAACACCGTCGGCAACACGCCGGAAGACCAGCGCCCCGGCATCGTCGGCGGCCCCTTCCGCATGCTGCGTCTGGAAGACCTGATGCCGCGCATTCCTACCAGCGCGAATGCCATCGAGTACGTGCGTGAGAACGTCTTCACGAATGCCGCAGCGGAAGCGACGGAAGGCAACGCCTTGCCTGAGTCCGGCGTCACCACCGCCGTCGTCACCGAGCCGGTGGCCACCATCGGCCACTGGCTGAAGATCAGCCGCCAGCTCGCTGCCGACAACGCCGCCCTGGCCGCCTACATCAACCTGCGCCTGCGCTACGGCGTGGATTTGCGGGTCGAGAACCAGATCTTCGCTGGCAACGGCACCGCGCCCAACATGAGCGGCCTCACCAAGGCCGGCAACTTCACCGCCCACGGCTACACCCTCGCCGGCCTCACCGGCTTGGGCCTCACCAACAACCGCTTCGACCTGATCGGCAAAATCATTGGCGACTGCTCCGCCAACGACTACCCGGCCGATGTGGTGCTGCTCAACCCCGCCGATTGGTGGACGATGCGCCTGGCCAAGGGCAGTGACGGCCAGTACATCATGGGCAGCCCCGGCGCCGACGTGACCCCGCAGCTCTTCGGCCTGCCGGCCGTCACCAGCAACGCCGTCACCGCCGGCACCGTCGCTGTGGCCAGCATGCGCCAGGCCGCCACCTTCTACGACCGCGAAGAAGTCGAAGTGGCCATGAGCGAGCACGACGGCGACAACTTCCAGCGCCTGCTCATCACCCTGCGCGCCCACCGCCGCTGCGCTCTGGCCGTCGAGCGCCCCGCCGCCATCCGCTACGGCGTCCTCGTCTTCTCGTAACCCGGCCCCTGCCGGCAACCCCAGCGCGGCCCGCCCACCAGCGGGCCGCGTTTTTTCTGGAGCCCCCATGAACCGCGTCAAGTTCACCCACACCGGCCACAGCCACCTCGTCGGCAACTTCAGCGCCGGCGACTTCTTCACCGGCTCGCCCGAAGCCTGCCGCCACTTCGTGGAAGAAGCCCGCTGCGCCGAATGGCACCCCAAGGCCGTGCAGGCGCCTGCACCGGCTGCCGAAGCTGAAGCCAAAACCCAGGCCGAGACCAAGACCAAGGCCCCCAAGACCCCCAAGGCCTCCTGACCCCACCCCGAAAGCGAGCAACCCACCATGTCCGTCCAATTCCTGCGCGCCTGGAACGGCTTCGAGCAATTCGCCATCGTCCACACGCTCAGCGCCACGGAAGAGGCGCGGTTGGTGGGGTTGGGGATCTGTCGCGTGTGGTCTGTTACTCAACCCGACAGCGAGATCCTGGCGGCGCGTAGCGCTGCTTCTGTGGCATCCATCGGCCGCCGTTCCTCCGGGATCTCGGTATGCGACTTTTTCAATAACGGCACGATGGGCGCCCCATCTGGATCGACGGGTGCCACCGCTGTACTTGACCCGCTGGTCACGCACAACGGCAAACCGATGATGCGCTACACGATGGGGGCGGCGGGCACCTTCCAGTGCACGTACACCTTCGCCAGCCCCGTCACCATTGCGCAGCTGAAGACCTTGCAGGTGCCTGTGCGCGTCACCAGAAACACCACAGACGATGGTGTTTCCAGCGTATGGGGGACTGCGACCATTTGGTTCAACGTCAGCAGTGGCGGACGTGTGCAGTTCCCGCTGAACTTGAGCGGAGTTCGGCCTGATGGCACCACGGTGTTCTCCATGGCGCCGGGCAATGCCTCGCAGGGCTGGAGCTTTGCAAGCGGCCCTACCAACACGAGCGCCTGGGACGCCGACACCGGCACGGTGAGCAGCATCAACTTCGTGATTGTTGTCAACGCCGCGCGAGAGGAAGGACTGCCGATTTGGCTGGGTGAGATCACCATGAATGCCCGCGCGCAGGGCGTCGTGTGCATCGACTTCGACGGCCCGTACTCCTCAGCGCACCGTTGGATGCTGCCCATGCTTGAGGCTCAGGGACTGGTAGCCAGGCTCAACCTCAATCACCTGAACGTAGGTCAGTCGGGCTACATGACTTACCCGCAAATTGATCGGGCTTACTCGGCCGGTCACAGCTGCGGCAGCCATATGCATACGGCCACCCTTGGCAATGGCTACAGCGCTTTCAGCGATGAGTCTTCAATCCATGCCGACATCGCTGCTGGCTACGCCAGCTTGGCTGCTCGCGGCTATGACCGCGACAACTACACCCACGTTCGCGGCGGGTCGGTGCACGACCACTCTGGGGTGGTGCCGCACACCAAGCAGATGATGATCCAGGCGGCGCATGCGCGGGCCGGTACCAAGGCCATCCGGTATGGGTCGATTATCGGTGGGGCGTTCACGCGCCTGCAGAGCATTGCTGCGCCCGGCATGGTCGATCCTCTCAACGTGCAGGGCGCCATTCAGGTGACCAACACGACGACTGCGGCCGACCTCACGGCTGTGGTGGATCGCGCACGCGACCGTGGCGAAATGGCCATCATCACCTTTCACCGATCGGTTGTTTCCGCGGCCGGCACGCTTGAGATCCTCAACTCAGACTTCGATACCTTTGCGCAGTACCTCGGAGCGGAGGTTCGGCGCGGCGCTGTGGACAACCTGACGTTCGGCGCCGCGCTGAGGATGGTGGGCGCAATCTGAGCGAGTGACCATGCCCACCCTCCACACCTACCCCCCCGGCTCCCTGGAGCCCGTCACCCTGGCCGAGGCCAAGGATGCGTGCCGGGTGGACATCAGCGAGCTCGACGCCGACATCGGCGTCAGCATCGCTGCGGCGCGGGAGGCGGCGGAGCAGATCACCAGCCGCTGGTACCGCCGCCAGGTGCAGCGCGCGCTGCTGGCCGACTGGCCGGCGGAATCCTTCGTCGTGCTGCCGCTGTACGCGCCGCAAGCCGTCGTCGTCGAGTACCGCAGCGCCGCCGACCCCGAGGCCTGGACGCAGTGGCCGGCCGACCAGTACCGCTGGAGCGGCTTCGGCTTCGAGACCCGCATCGACCGCCGCCGCGCCGTGCCCGCCTGGCCGGCGCTGGCTGACGCCTTGGAGTGGCCCGAGCGCGTGCGCATCGACGTGACCGTGGGCCCGCTGGACGCCTCCACCGTGCCCGCCAGCGTGCGCCGCTACATCCTGGCCACCGTGGCCGCCTGGCTCGAACAGCCCGCCGCCCAGCGCGCCGGCAGCGGTGGCCTCAGCGCCAACCCGCTTTTCGAGCGCCTGCTCGACCGGGAGAAGCTGTGGGCCTGATGCTCGACACCGGCCGCTTCCGCGAGCGCCTCACCCTGCAGGCGCCTGCACCGGGCGCTGCCGACGCCCGCGGCCACGGCCCCGACACCTTCGTCGATGTGGCCGAAGTGTGGGGCGCCGCCGAGCCCCTGCGCGGCCGCGAATTCTTCGCTGCCGGCCAGCAGCAAGCGCAGGTCGATGTGCGCTTCCGCATCCGCTACCGCGCCGGCGTGCTCGCCTCGTGGCGCGTGCTCTGGCGCGGCGTGCCCTACCAGCTCAGCAGCCCGCCCATCGACGTGGGCGGCCAGCGCCTGCAGCTGGAGCTCATGGCCGCCCATGTGGCCGGCAGCGGGGTGGCGCCATGACCGTCGTGGTGCGCGGCCTGCCCGACCTCAAGGCCGCCTTCGCCGAGCTCAAGGCCGACCTGCGCCGCCGCATCCTGCGCAACGCCCTGGCCGCCGGCGCCCGCGTGGTGCGCAACGAAGCGCGGCGCCTCACCCCCATCCTGCGCGCGCCCGTCCGCAAGCGCGGCAAGCTCATCCGCAAGCCCGGCACCGTGCAGCAGGCCATCAGCGTGCGCACCAGCAAGCGCGCCAAGTCCCAGGGCCATGTGGGCGTGTTCGTCAACGTGCGGCCTGCCAAGGGCCTCACCGCCAAAAAGCTCAGCCGCCGCGGCGCCGACAGCCCGGATGACCCGTACTACTGGCGCTGGCTCGAGTTCGGCCGCAAGGGCAGGGCGGGTGTGCCCCAGCGCGCCGGCCTCAAGCGTGGCGGCCGGGCCGGGCCGAACCGCTTTGCGCGTCGCGCCCTGCGCGCCGTCGGCCCCCTGGCCCCGCAGCGCTTCTTGCAGCGCAGCGCCGCCAAGCTGCCCCAGGCCCTCACCATCATCGAAGCCCAGATCGCCAAGGGCCTCGCCAAGTACCAGACCCGCCAGCCATAGGCCATGAGCATCGAATCCGACTTCCACAGCCTGCTCGCCGCCCGCGCCGAGCTGGTCGCCCTCGTCGGCGCCAAGGGCATCGCGCAGGAGGCCGTCAACGCCGGCAGCCGGCCGCCCTACCTCGTGTACACCGCCGAGCACCAGCTTGAGCACAACCTGCTGGGCGACCTGGTGGACGACACCGCCACGCTGCAAGTTCAGTGCTGGGGCCGCGACCCTCTGCAGGCCGACGCCGTGGCCGAGCAGGTGCTGCTCGCCATCGACGCCGCCCCCGCCATCTCCTACGCCCTGGTCATCGCCCGCCAGAGCGCCTTCGACCCCGAGCTCGACCTGCACGCCACGGTGCTCACCGTGGAGTGGAGCGCCGCCCTGTAGTCCACCGCCCACCCCCACCCCACCAGCCCGCCCGAGCAGCGGGCTTTTTTCTTTCCAAGGAGCATCAGCATGGCAAACGTCAAAGGCCGTGGCGTCAAGGTCGAATTCGCCGCCACCTTCGCCGCCGCACTCGCGGTCACCGCCCTCACCAACGCCAACCCGGCCGTGGCCACCGCCACCGCGCACGGCAAGGCCAACAACAGCGTGGGCTTCATGTCGGGCGTCACCGGCATGGAGCAGATCGAAGGCCAGGCCGTCCGCCTGAAGAACGGCACCGCCAACACCTTCGAGCTGCAGGGCCTCAACACCACCAGCTTCGGCACCTACACCGCCGGCGACCTCACCACCGCCGCCACCTGGGTCACCCTGGCCGAATCCACCAGCTACAGCATCGGCGGCGGCAGCGCCGAGAAGCTCGACGCCACCCGCCTCCTCGACACCGTCAAGATCGAAGAGCAGGGCCTGCTGCCCACCCAGACCGTCAACATCGGCGTGCTGGCGCAGGACACCCCCAGCGCCGCCATGCAGATCCTGCAAAACGCCGTGCAGCAGGGCGGCAGCGTGCTGGTGCGCATCACCCTGCCCAACGGCGCCGTGCGCATCTTCTACGGCGAGCCCTCGCTGCCCGGTGAAGACGTGCAAAAGGGCCAGCTCGGCACCGGCAGCCTGGACTTCACCGTCAAGGGCGTGGTGCTCTACCTGGCGGCCTGAGCGTGGACAGCCTGAGCCTCGTGCAGCGCCTGCTGCAGTCGCGCGAAGTGCGCATCGAGCTGGGCGACGGCCTGCACGTCGTCGCCCGCCGCCCGGCCGAGGGCGAGCTGCACGCCTACATCAAGGCCCGGCACGACGTCGATACGCACCTGCGCTGCGTCGTCGGCTGGGGCGGCTTCAGCGAAGCCACCCTGCTCGGCGCCGAAGTCGGCTCCAGCGACCCGCTGCCCTTCGACCCCGAGCTGTGGCTGCAAGCCGCCCGCGATCGCGTCGAGTGGATCAGCGCCGTCGCCGAAGGCATCGGCCAGGCCATCGAGCAGCACGCCGCCAGCCGCGAGGCCATCGCAAAAAACTCGCCGCCCTCCTCGACGAAGCCCAAGGCGTCGTCTGGGAGGGCGACCAAGCGCCGGTAAGGGGCCCGCTCGATGACCTCGCCATCCGCGCCTGGAACGCCCTGGCCACCGGCCAAGGCGGGCTGGATTGGGCCGGCCTCCCCACCGTCTGCGCCTGGCTGGGTGTGACCGACGTGGACGCGCTGCTGCACCGCCTCATGGTCATCAAGGCCCACCGGCCAGACAGCCCGAGCGACACCGACCACGACGACGACAAGGACGACTGACCCATGGCCCTCGCCACCCTCAGCATCGACCTCGAAGCCCGCCTCGCGCGCATGGAGGAAAGCTTGGCCAAGGCCGAGCGCCAGGCCGCCAAGAGCAGCGCCAACATCGCCAAGAGCCTGGGCAGCATCGGCGACGTGGGCGCCAAGCTGGGCGGCATCTTTGCCGGCCTGGCCGGCGCCGTGGGCGTGGGCGCCATCCTCAGCAAGGTGCGCGCCGTGGTCGATGGCCTCGACGCCTTCAACGACGCCGCCGACGCCACCGGCGCCAGCATCGAAAAGCTCAGCGCCCTCGAAGAAGCTGGCGCCCGCACCGGCACCAGCTTCGACACCGTCACCGGCATCCTGGTCAAGTTCAACAAGGTACTCGACGAAGCCGGCGACAAGGACAGCGGCGCCGCCCGCGCCCTCAAGGCCATCGGCCTGGAAGCCGAAGAGCTGCGTCGGCTCGACCCGGCCGAGGCGCTGCAGAAGACCGCGCAGGCCCTGAGCCGCTACGCCGACGACGGCACCAAGGCCCGCCTGGTGCAAGACCTGTTCGGCAAGTCCGTGCGCGAGGCTGCGCCCTTCCTCAAGGACTTGGCCGAGGCCGGAGAGCTCAACGGCCGCGTGACGCGAGAACAGGCCGACGCCGCCGACCGCTTCAACAAGGCCGTCTCCACCCTCAGCGCGAACCTGGCCAACCTGGGCCGCCAGCTGGTGGGCGACCTGCTGCCGGCCATCAACCGCGCGCTGGAAGCGTGGAACGAGCTCAACAAGCTCGGCAACATCAATCTGCCCACGGCGCTGCGCGGCAGCATTCGCACCGGCGGCGGGCTGCTGGGCGGCGGCGACTTCCAGCAAGGCGTGACCGAGACGCGCCGCGTCATCGGCGACCTGGAGGCCGACCTGGGCCGGCTGGAGCGCGCCGCGCAAGGCCCGCGCGGCATCAACACCGAGCGCGAACAGGCCCGCCTGCGCGAGCGCCTGAAGAGCGAGCGCGAGCTGCTGCAGTACCTGCAGCAGCGGGTGACGGTGGAGACCGTGGCCACCAACGCCGCCAGCTACAGCAACGAGGGCAGGGGCCGCGGCGTGGCGTTGCCGAGCGTGGCAGTGCCCGACCCTGCCCCCAAGCCCGGCCCCGCCGCCAAAGCCCCCACCCTCGACAACCCCGACCGCCTGCGCCTCACCACCCGTCCGCTCGACGCGAGCGTGAACAAGACCCTGGCCGACGCCGCCAAGCTGGAAGACACCTGGGCCCGCCAAGCCGAAGCCGCGCAGCGCTTCCAGGATCAGCTCGAATTTCAGACCGCCGACCTCAGCGCCAGCCTCATCACCGACGCCCAGCAGCGCGGCGAGCGGCAGATCGAGATCGACCGCCAGGTGCTGCAGCGCCAGCTCGACAGCCTGCAGCTCTACGGCGCCGACCGCGAGCGCCTGCAGGCCGCCATCGACGCCAACATCCTCGCCCGCCAGCAGCAGCTGGCCGAGAGCCTCAAGCCCGAGTGGCAGCGCCTGGTCGAGGGCTGGGCCGACACCACCGCGCACATGGCCCGCAGCTGGGACGAGCTCATGAACGGCGTGGTGCGCTACGGCGAAGACGCCCTCACCAAGTTCATCCGCACCGGCAAGCTCAGCGTGGACGACCTGGTGGACTACGTGCAGCAGGCCATCGCCCGCATGATTGCCCGGAAGGCCATTGGCGAGCTCGCATCCATTGCCGACGTGCTGTTCGGCGGCGGCCTTGGAGGCGGACTCGCCAAGGGCGGCGTGGTCAGCGGCGGCGAGATCCAGGCCTTTGCCTCGGGCGGGATCGTCAACCGACCGACCTACTTCCCCATGACGCGGGGCAGGCTGGGCCTCATGGGCGAAGCGGGGCCGGAGGCTGTCATGCCGCTCAAGCGCGGCCCCAACGGCAAGCTGGGCGTGCAGGCGTCTGGACAGGCGGGGCCCACCGTCATCGTCAATTTGCCCATGGGCGTCACGCGCGGCGAGCTGGCCGCCTTCGTGCCCACGCTCAAAGCGCAGATCAAGGCCGAGCTGGTGGGCAGCATGCGCCGCCCCGGCTTCGCGGGGGGCTGAGCCGTGGCCGTGCACGACTACCCCACCGCGCTGCTGCCCCAGGTGCTGGAATGGGCGTCCATCAAGGCCGGCGTGCAGCACCAGTCGCCCTTCAACGGCGGGCTGGAGGCTGTGGAATTCCCCGGCGAGCGCTGGCGGGCCAACCTCACCCTGCCCACCTGGCACGCCCGCAACGCCAAGGCCGCGCTGGCCGAGGCCTTCTTTGCGCGCCTGGCCGGCGGCGTGGAGCGCGTGCGCCTGCACCACTTCATGCGGCCCGTGCCTGCCGGCACCCTGCGCGGCACGCCCACCCTGGCCGCCGCCGCTGTGCGGGGCGACCTGCAGCTGCTGCTGGCCACCACCGGCACCCTGCGCGCCGGCGACCTGTTCAAGGTCGGCAACCAGGTCTTCCAGGCCTTTGCCGACTGCACCCCCGCCGCCGGCACGCTCACCGTGCCCCTGGTGCAGCGCGTGCGCGCGCCGCTCGCCTTCGGCGCCGCCGTGCTGTGGGATCGGCCCACGGCCCTCTTCGTCATGCCGGCCACCAGCAGCGCGGCCGGCTACAGCCCAGGCATGGCCGCGCCGCTCAGCGCCGAGCTGGTGGAGGTGTTCGCGTGAGATCCATCGACCCCACCGCCGCCGGCTGGCTGGGCACGCGCCTGGCGCTGGTGCAGCTCATCGAGATGGACTTCGCCAGCGGCATGCTCTACGCCAGCACCGCGCCCATGGACATCGAGTGGAGCGGCCACACCTATCTGGGCGGCCGGCAGATCGCCGTGGAGGCCGTGAGCGACCAGGGTGGCGAGGTGCAGGGCCTGCGCTTCAGCCTCTCGGGCGTGCCCTCCGAGCTGCTCGCCCTGGCCCTGGCCGAGCCCCTGCAGGGCCGCAGCGTGGTGCTGCGCCTGGCCCTGCTCGACCCCGACACCCAGGCCATCGGCCACGTCATGCCGCTGTGGCGCGGCAGCATGGATCAGATGCCCGTGCGCCACGGCGCCGAGACCAGCAGCATCACCGTCACCGCCGAGCACCGCGGCATCGCCTTCGCCCGCCCCAAGCCCCTGCGCTACACCGACGCCGACCAGCGCCGCCTCTTCAGTGGCGACCGCTGCCTGGAGTACCTGGTGAGCCAGGCCCAGCACCCCGACGTGTGGCCCGCGGCCGAGTACTTCAAGTGACCCCGCGCTTCAACAACTGGCCGACGCGCCTGGACGCCTACCTGGCCACCCGCCGCGCCATGCCCTTTGCCTGGGGCCGGCAGGACTGCTGCCTGTTCGTGGCCGACGCCGTGCAGGCCATCTGGGGTGTTGACCCGGCGCAGGGCCTGCGCGGCTACCGCAGCGCGGCGGGCGCTGCGCGCATCGTCAAGCGGCTGGGCGGCATCGAGCGCATCGGCGCCACCCGCTTCGGCGCCGCCTGCCCGGTGCTGGCCGCGCAGGTGGGCGACGTGGGCCTGGTGCACACCGACGGCCGCGACAGCCTGGCCCTGTGCGCCGGCAGCCACTGGCTGGCGGCGGGCGAGCAGGGCCTGGAAAGCCTGCCGCTGGACGCCGCGCGCTGCGCGTGGAGGGGCTGCTGATGCCACAGGTGCTCATCGTCGCGGCCTACGCGCTCTATACCTACGGCGTGAGCTACATGGCGGCGGCCATGATCGCTGTAGCCACGTACAGCTACGACCGCCAGCGCTCCGCCCGCAAGAAGGCCCGCGCCGACTTCAACGCCTCCCTGCGCGACCGCCTGGTGCAGACCGCCACCGTGGAAGCCGCGCGATCGCGCGTCTATGGCCGCGTGCGGGTGGCCGACGGCATCGTGTTCAAGGCCACGCACGGCGCCAAGAAGCAGCACTACACCCTGGTGCTGGCCCTGGCCGGGCACGAGATCGACGCCGTCGAGCAGGTCTACTTCAACGACGTGCCGGTGCAATTCGACGGCAGCGGCTACGTCACCACCGCGCCGTGGAGCGGCAGCAGCGTCAGCAGCGTGGGCGTGGACATGCCGCCCGGCCAGACCACCGCCACGCTGCCCGCCGGCGTGGTGCCCGGCAGCGTGAGCGTGGTGGTGCCGGGCAGCTACGGCGCGCGCGAGGCCGACGAGGCCATCGCCTACACCGTCGACGGCAGCACCCTCACCCCCGCCGGCGGCTACGCCGACGTGGCGCGGCGCGTCGTCTACCAGGTGGCCAACACCAGCGCCAAGGCCCGCGTGCGCGCCTACCTGGGCGGTGCCGGGCAAGACCTCAGCGGCGTCATCGGCGCCAACTTCCCGGGGCTCATCCAGGCGGGGCAGCACCGCTTCGCCGGCATCGCCTGCCTGGTGGTCGACCTGGAATTCGACCAAGACGCCTTCCCCACCGGCCTGCCCGCCATCAGCGCCGTGGTGCGCGGCGCCAAGGTGTTCGACCCCCGCACCAGCACCACCGCTTGGAGCGAGAACCCGGCCCTGTGCGCCCGCGACTGGGCGCTGTACGCCTACGGCGGCGCCTGCAGCGCCGACGACCTGGACGCCGCCAGCTTCACCGCCGCCGCCAACGCCTGCGACGTGGTGGCCACCTTCAACACGCGGGTGGACATCGGGCCCTCGCGCGGCGAGGTCATGCCCACTTACACCTGCGGCCTGGTGGCGCGCAGCGACGAAGCGCCCGACACCGTGCTGGGCAAGCTGGTGGACGCCATGGCCGGCCGCTGGGCCTGGGCGGGCGGCCAGCTGCGCGTGCGTGCAGGCGCCTACACCGCGCCGGTGGCCACGCTCACCGAAAGCTGGATCAGCCAGGCCGGCGACATCGAGCTGGTTAGCACCCGCCCGCGCACCGAGCTGGTCAACGTGGTCACGCCCAGCATCGCCAACCGCGAGCAGGCCTATGTGGCCACGCCCATCCCGCGCATCGCGCCGCAGGCCTACATCGACGCCGATGGCGCCGAGTACCCGCTCGACCTCAGCCTGGACGCCGTCACCGACACCGCGCACGCCTCGCACGTGGCCAGCGTCATCCTGCGCGAAAGCCGCCAGGCGCTCACCGTCAGCCTCACCTGCAACAACCGCGCGCTGGTGCTCGAGCTGTTCGACGTGGTGGCTGTCACCCTGCCGCGCTTCGGCTGGGACGCCAAGCCCTTCGAGGTGCTGGCCTGGAGCTTCACGATGGAGGGCGGCATCCGCCTGACCCTGCGCGAGACGGCGGCCAGCATCTACGCCGTCGACGCCGAATTCCAGCGCAGCGACGCCGCCCCCAACACCCAGCTGCCCAACCCCTACGGCGTGCCGCAGCTCAGCATCAGCAGCGTGCAAAGCGGTGCCGACCAGCTGCTGCGCCAGGCCGACGGCACGCTGGTGAGCCGCATCCGCGTCAACTGGGCCGCGGTGCAAAGCGAGGCGGTGCAGCAGGGCGGCAGCATTGAGGTGCGCTATGGCCCTGTGGCGCTGCCGGTGGAGGCCTGGCAGACCGTCAGCGTGCCCGGCACCGAAACGCGCGCCTACCTGAGCGGCGTGCAGGACGGTGCGGCCTACGCGATCGCCATCCGCGCGCGCAACCGCCTGGTGGCCGGCGCGTGGAGCGTGCACCAGGTGCATGTGGTCATCGGAAAGACCGGCGTGCCCGGCCCGGTGGAAGACCTGGCCGCGCTGCAGACCGACGACGGCGTGCAGCTGCTGTGGACGGCCAGCACCGAGCCCGACTACGCCGCCACCGAGCTGCGCCTGATCGCCCCCGAGCAGGTGGGCACCGCCTGGGTGTGGGACGACCTGGCCCCGCTGTGGCGCGGCCACGCCGACGCGCACGGCCTGGGCCCGCAGCCCAACGGCGAGATCCACGTGGCCGCGCGGCACTGGGACACCAGCGGCAACGCCGGCCCCATTGCCACCGCCATGGTGGACGTGGTGGGCGGCGGCAGCGGCCTGCTCACGCTGCGCGCCAACGCGCTCACCTTCGCCTTCGACG